AATTGATTATATAAGACTAATTATTCATCAAGGAATTAGTTTATTAATTATTATTATACTTATTATTGTTATTGTTTATTTATTGTGTAAAAAATGATCTTACTTGTCTACAACGGGTTTGAATTCAATTTTAAAAAAAGAATCTTCAGGTTTATTTATATTGAACTCCAAATCAATATAAACAAGTGCCAATGTCACATCAAAATCTTTCTCCAATTTGAATATCCTCAACACTTTTGAATTTGTAAGAACAAAATAATCTTTTTTCTTACAATCAACAATATTCACAATCATCTTCTTATTCACATTAAATCTCTCACTATCTTGATTTGATATCTCCGCCAAATAATATCCCTTATCCATAATCTCATTGGACAACAACTCGACAGGAATAACAAAAGCAGTTTGAGAAGAAAATATCCAAATGCGATTCTTCATCATTGGATCCAAATGATTATATTTATTTTTAACCGTAATTGGATCAGAAACATAATTATTATTTATGTAAATATTACTTCGCCAAGCATCTAAAACAAATTGTTTCCAATTATCATCATCGCAAGCTTTTCTGCCTTCGAACCTTTTTTGATTTAAACTTTCAATCCACTTTTTTAAATTAAATTGAATCAATTTGTCATAATAAATATTCTCCTTATAAATTTGCTCTCCATTACTCACCAAATGTTCAAATTTATCTACAAAAATAAAATCTTCAGGAATATCTACAAATACATATGTTGAATTAAGATCAATATCAATATTCATTTATATTATATAAAATATGGGTATATTTTAAATTACCTAAAAATGAAAATTATCTTTAATAAACATTACAACGGATTTTTCAAGTTTGAACAGAAGGAACATACCAGATTGTTCTATTTTGGAATTTCATTTTCTCGTTTTCGACTTTCTCGTTTTTAGCGGTGAATTCTCTGAAATACACCATGGGAATGTAGCAGATAGCGACATTTTCGTAAACATATTTCTCTTTACAACTATTTGTTTGAATATCGAAACTCTTTTTCATGACTTCTTTCAAACATTTAATAAGTTTTATAAGATCCTCATCACTCATATCCTTCACTTTTCTGAATGGAGAAATCTTCGCACAATATAAACCATCTGCTCTAATGTAATTTCCAACTCCCGCCAAGAATTTCTGATCCAATAAAATATCAGCAATAAAATCATCTTTGTTCTTCTTTCTGGCGAAAACAGTTTTGAAATGTTCTACAACTTCTTTGTTGGATAAGTCAGTTTGTAAAAGATCAACTCCGAGTTTTTTCAATTTCGCATCCAACTCTTTTCGACCTTTGTACATATTAATTGTACCATTGTTCAATTTATCTCGTAAATAAAGGTTGCCACAAGATGTAACAAACTTAACTCTGTTATAATCTTCTTTGTCTCCAACACTTATTCGACCTTTTAAACCAAGTGTTACGAAAACAAACCAATCTTTTTCTAATTCCCAATAAATGAATTTACCTAAACAAGAGAAACTCAAGATCTTTAATGGTAATTCTGCTTCCATATCATCTAATAAATTAATTGTTTTACTTTTACTAATCTTTCTAGTTTTCTTTTCAATAAAATATCTTCCACTCAAAACTTCAATCTTTTTTAACGTACATCCTTTGTAATTTTTATTTAAGAAATTTGTCATAACTGCAACTTCAGGTCCTTCGGGCATTATTAGATAGTTAGATAATAAACTTTTATACTGTCCGCGAAAAAACTATTACTTAAAAACATCTCATATTATTATAGTGTAAATAATGACCGAAGTAGCATCTAGTAATTTTGCAAATACACTTATTGATCGTTCTAGTCGTAAGAATTATAACATTTACATTCCACTCTATATTCCAGATTCCGAAGATGAAGCTGAGTTGAAGCAACGCAAGAAGGAGGGAAAAGTCCGTAGAAAGGAGAAACAAGCTTCAGAAGATGTTGTTGCAGAAAATAACATGGCTTATTATGATGATGGATGGGAAGTTAAGAAGAATAAGAATGATGTAAAGTTGTGTTTTGGTGAGAACACATGGCAGTATAAGATGATTAATGATCTTTACATTTTTAAGGATGATGGATCATCTGTTCTTGAGGTTTTTGATCTTATGCGAATGAACTGTAAGTTTAACAAAGCTAAGAACAATTATTATAGGAATAAATATATGAAGAAGATGATGCGAACTATTTCTGATAAGTCATGGGATAGCATCAAGGATCTCGTTGTTGAGAAATATCAAATGTAAGTTTCCATAAAATGGGAACTTAACGGTTTGTCCTGTAAGCTTTTTTGGTAAAAAACGTTTACCAAAAATATACGTTTTAAGGAACTGAATACATTTAATCACATGATTAAATATATTTTAGCCTTTTCCAAAAAAATATTTTTTTCAATAAATTAAAAAAATTGAGAAAATAGACTTAAAAAGATTTTTACAAACTTAAGTAGTTATATAATGAGTTATAGCGAAATTGATGATTATTTGGATAACAAAATGTTGAATAATGCTATGGATTTGTACATTCAAAAGCTAAAAGAAATGGAAAACACAGAAATGATAGCCCCAGACCCTACATCTTTAAGAATATCGACGCGTTCAGCAGTAAGTGAAATATCTTCATATGTTAATTTGGCTAAAGTTTGCTCAATTTTTGCCAGAAATATTGTTAAATACCTTTACAATAAGGAAGATCCAAATTATTTGATTAGGGGTGTTTTTATGAAAAATTTTGTATTAACAACACATGGAAAGAATATGAAAAATAATATTCCCCTTGAAGAATTAGAGGAGAGATTGAAGCTCTTGGAAGGTAAAGAGCGAGAGCATTTTTATAATTCATGTACTATTATTGTACAGCCAAGTATTGAAAGGAAACATATTAATATCAAATTGTTTTCTAATGGAAATATTTCAATGACTGGTTGTAAAGAGAACATTGATGGACATGATGCTGTCGCAACTCTTTTAAATAAGATGAAGAAATACCCAGAGTGTTTCATTGATACTGATTCTTTGACTGAAGAGGAATTGAAGAAGTATACAAAGAGTAAGAAATGTGGTCCAAAGATCAATGGATTTAAGGATCCACATGGAGTAAAGATTACAAAATACGATATTACAATGATCAACAGTGATTTTAAATTGAATTTCACAATTGATAAGGAGAAGTTATACGATGTAATTTTGAATAATACTGATTTGATGACAATGTATGAGGATCATTATGCGGGTGTTAAGATTTATTATTATTGGAATATGTTCAATGATGTAAATGATGGTATTTGTAAGTGTAGTCATGATTCTAAATGTAAGGGAAAAGGAAATGGTATGGGAGAAGGCAAATGTAAGAAAGTGACTGTTATTTGTTTCCAGACTGGTTCAGTAATTATCACTGGAGCAAGGAGTGAAATTCAAATTAATCATGTTTATGAGGATATCATCAAGATTTTACATAAGAATTACAACAAAATTATCAAGTTGTCTATTGCAGACTTTGTCGGAATTTCTGATGATGTTCCTCCTGATGAAAGTTACATAGAAGAGATGAAGAAAAATGGAGAATCTTTTCCTGGTTCCACTGGAATCGAAGAAGAGGAAGTGAAACCAAAGAAAACTAGAGGACGACGCAAAAAAGTAGTTGAAGAACCAGTAAAAGTCAGGAAGATCAGAATCAAACGCAAAGTAAAAAAACAAAACACTTAGTAATTATCATTTTTTAGTACTTTGTACTAACAATATTTTTTTTCTGGATATAGTCTCTATCAATAAATATTTTTAATACTCAACATTAACAATATTTTTTCTGGATATAGTCTCCACCAGTAAACTTTCGATTAACTTTTTTTGACAATACTTTTTTTTCTAAAAAAAGTATATATGGAGCTCAATCTAAACGATTTTTTATTAAAAAATAATGATGATTATTTTTTACTAAGAACAAAAAATTATCATAAAACCAAGATAAAATATTCAAAAAGTAAATCGGTTTTGAATATATATAAAGTTTTTAGTATTACGGATGAGGATTCTTTTTCCGATGTTGTTGGGAGTTTGGAAAGTGATTGTAAATATTTCATAGTTTGTATGAATTTTTATGATAAAAACATCATGTTTGTTTTCAAGGGATGGGAAGATATTGATAATGATATTTTTGCTGATTTTTTGGAAGGTGATAATAAATATAAGAATGACAGGTTGAAAATCCTTCCTATTATTTACACAGATTCAAAACTATTGAATATGGTTTATAAAAAGAATAAACCAATAATTATTGGTAGAAAAACTGAAACATTGTACATTAATAACAAAAAGTATTTTAGGATAAATATAAATTTACATAAATCTTTTTTAATAAGGAGTGTAATTAATGGTATAAAAAGTAAATTAAAAAATATGGAATTAGCATTGGGAATAACAATTGAAACTAAAGATAAAGATGAATCACATGAAGAGCTGTTTGCCAAAGTTCAAATGAAGAATTTAGATCAATTTTTCAAATAAATTTTTTTTTCTCACTTAATTTTAATTAAGTTTATTTCAATGAATTACATTAATAAAAATCTTTTCATCGAATCTTATAAAAATATCAATCCAAATGATTACGATGTCTTTATAAATTGTACTTTAACAAAACCTAATTTCAAAGGAAAAATAAATTTTAGACTCCCAGTTGAAGACAATGGAAATGACATACAGAACGATATCATGCTAAAACTACTAACAGAAAATAACTGCGTTCTTTTCAAAATTTTAGACAAACTCATTGAAAGAAACAAAAAATGTTGTATATTTTGTAACAAAGGACGCCAAAGAAGTCCAACAGTTTATGCTTGTTATTTAATTTATAAAGGTTTAGACAAGAACACATCACTACGTCATATATACTCCATAAAAAATGATGTTTTTTTAGGAAATATTAATTTTAAAGATACAATAAAACAATTTGATAAATATTTAAAAAAAAATCAGATCAACAAGAGCAACAAGAGCAACAAGCTACAAATTAAAGATCAAGAAACAAAATCATGTTATCAACCTTCTTCTATTATTTGATCTTGACCACTCTCCATCT